GTTCAAAAGCCCCTTCAATTTTTACCTTGCAAGCCGCACCGACGGTTAGTGAAAAGTACACCCATATTCCTACCGAAAAAATCATAAACGATATGAATCTTTTGGGCTGGGAAGTTTTCGATGTCAAAGAAGTCAAAGCCCGTAAAGGTGTTGGATTCCAAAAACATTTAGTTATTTTCCGCAATAATGATATTCAAATTACTGGAGAAAATGGTGACAATGTTTACCCACAAATCCTCCTTACCAATTCACATGATGGTAAAAACTCATTTACCTTCACAGCCGGCTTGTTTAGATTAATTTGCTCTAACGGATTGGTAATATCAACCCAGACTTTTGAAAACATGCGTATTCGTCATATGGGTTATTCGTTTGAAGAATTGCAACAAACAATTAAACAAATGCTTGAAAGACTTCCATTAACAATCGAAGCCATGAACCATTTGGCTCAAGTTGAATTGGGCCAAGAGCAAGCACTTGATTTTGCTAAAAGAGCTCTTGAAACTCGTTTTAAAGGAGAAATGGTAGAAGTTGATCTTGAAGACCTACTTCGCCCAACTCGCAAAGAAGATGAAGCCCCAACATTGTGGAATATCTTTAATACTATTCAAGAAAAATTGATTAATGGTGGTTTTACATATGTTAATGTTGAAAGTACAAAGTTGCGTAAAGCTCGCAAAATTAAAAATTTCCAACAAGACATGAAAATTAATTCTGAATTGTTTGAGTTGGCAATGGAATATGCAAATTGATATATGTATTTAAGTCCCCCAATGGTGGGGGCTTAAATTTTTTATATGTGTATAATTGAAGATATTTTGTTTGAAGCCCATCGTGAAGGTTTGCGTGAACAGGTGCTTAAAACGTTAGATACAATACAGCAAATGCATTCTCACATGGAGATGCGAGATAAAGTAGAACTTGCTTATAGACACGTAAAAACCAACAATAATGAAAACAATATTTACAACATGCCTACTAATAATAACATTTATTAATTTAAAAGCTCAAACAATTGAAAGATATAATCCTTTTTTAGAAAGAATGGAGATTTATAAAAATGGAGTTATGATAGGATATTCTAGAGAAAATAGTTGGCTTAAGCAAACAGACCATTATGATGCTTCGGGTAACAAAACAGGGTATTCTAGAAAGAATCCATTTTTAGATCAAGTAGATCATTATGATAACCAATATAGAAAAAAAGGATATTCTAGAGAAAACCATTTATTAAATAGAATAGATCATTATGATAACCAATATAAAAGAACAGGGTATTCTGTGTGGGATCCTTATTTAAAACAATGGAAATATGTTGATAGATAAGTATATACGGATGAAGAGAGGAGGGGTGGGGCTAATGGGCATGCATATTAATATAATAATATATGAAAAACGAAACAAATAATCTAATGGAAAAAAAATTAATGGATGATTTAGTATTTTATACTAAGCATAAAGAAGACCTTTGGTCTAAATATAAAGATAAATCTAATCTTGATCCATTAATTATTTCTGAGTATGAAAATGTTGTACAAATTATAGAAAATATAAAAAAACAATTAGCATTAAAATAAAATATGCCCTGATGGTGAAATAGGTAGACACGCAGGACTTAAAATCCTGTGACCGATGAGGTCGTGCCGGTTCAAGTCCGGCTTGGGGTACAAAAAGGGGGAGGGTAAGAAATACGGCTGTTTGTAACTATCCGGAAGTTAACAACAGGGAGCCCCCTATTTATATGGTCTTATAGCTCAATTGGATAGAGCAACAGCCTTCTAAGCTGTAGGTTACAAGTTCGACTCTTGTTAAGATCACAAAAATAAGCTTGGATATTTGAAAGTTTATTTGTATATTATATTATGTTTAACAATTTAAAAAAAACCAAAATTATGAAAAACATGTTCGCGTTAATGTTCGTTTGTGCTACAATTATTACAAGTTGTTCAACAAATGAATCAACTACAACTGAAACAACTACTGAATTAGTTGATACGCTCTATCAAGATACTGTAGGGCAGGTTGAAAATGTTGATACTACTGTAAATGTAATACAGTAGTCAATAAATTAGTCAGGTGGCGGAATTGGTAGACGCAGAAATAATTCTTAGTGAAATTCAGTGGTATGGTGAAAGTCCATGTAAAATCCTAGTTACCCATTACAGGTTCGAATCCTGTCCTGACTGCTAATTGAACATAGATTAAAATAATAAAAATATCATACAAAAGTATGTTTATTTTTTGTTAAAAATTTATTTATTTAAGATGGGAAATTTATATTTAGGACATGGTTATATTGGTGGGGTGTGTGCTGGGTTAGGTGAATGGTCAAATATTCCTTCAATGCTTTGGAGAATAGGATTTTTATTCGTATTTCCATACGCATTTTGGATATATATACTTCTTTGGATATTTTTACCTAAAAATTAATTAATGCTCTCGTGGCGCAATGGTTAGCGCAAGATGCTTATACCATCGAGGTTATGGGTTCAAATCCCGTCGAGAGTACAAATGATTCCGTAGCTCAGCAGGTAGAGCAATACACTTTTAATGTATGGGTCGGCAGTTCGAGCCTGCCCGGAATCACATCTTTAAAATAATTACATATATGTATATGTGATGGATATTAATAAAATTTTTAATTCATTTACAGAATCAGAAGATAATATTGTCAATATTGATTTTACAGAACATCCTGTTTACTTATTAGGAATGTTTAAAAAATTAATCCTTAATCATATAACCTTTAGAACAAAAAACATAGAATTTTTATCTATGATAGATCCTGAAATAATCCCAGAAAACATAGGACGGATTGGAGATTTAATTATTTTCAATAGGGCCTTTTTTCATCTATCTAAAATTGATATATCTAATAAAACTCATGTTCAAGTAATTGAACAATATTATAGCCCCCAATTAATGAATACTTTAAATACGGCTATATCATTTTTTGAATCTGAAGAAGAATATGAAAAATGCGCATGTGTTCTTAAAATTAAAAATATTTTTTTAGAAAATACAAAATAAACTTGGCTTTATTACCAAAGCATATTATATTAAATTAAAAACAAAATTATGAGAAATATAGATTTAGCTATGACCAAATTAGAAAAACTTGAAGGTAAGTTACAAAACTTGTATGTTATGCAAGACAGACCTATAAGTAAAGAAGATTATAATAAAATTCTTGAAGACGCAAAAAATATTATTAGTGATCTTAAAACAATAATTCAAAGAGACACATTAAACTAAAAAATTTAAATAGTTATGAAACTTACAGCAGAACAAATTCAAGAAAATTGGGATTATTTTATTCAACATATTAATACTTGGATATCTTCTCCCCGTAAAGAAAAACTATTAGAATTTTACGAACAATATAAAGATCGTTTAATTCTAATGCCTGCAGCCCACAAAAAAGAATATCACAATGCTTTTCCAGGAGGTTATATCGAACACGTTAATCGTGTTGTAGATTGCGCTCTTAAACTTAATAATTTGTGGGGTGAAATGGGAGCAGATTTAAACACATACACAGTTGAAGAACTTGTATTTTCTGCTATTAATCACGATTTAGGTAAAATGGGGGACGAAACAAACGAATCTTATATTTCCCAAACAGATCAATGGCGTAGAGATAAATTAGGCGAAGATTATATGTTTAACAACAAAGTAGCATTTGCTTCAGTTCCTGATCGCGGTTTATATTTGCTTCAATCTCATGGTATCCAATATTCATTTAACGAGATGATAGCTATTCAAACTCATGATGGATTATACGATGAAGGTAATAAAAAATATCTTATGACTTACCTGCCTGAGCAGAAGCCACGTACCTGTCTTCCATTCATTTTACATCAAGCAGATTTAATGGCAGCAAGAATTGAGTTTGAAAGAGAATGGTTGCCAAAATTTAAAAATTCCGTGGAGGCTCCAAAAAAGAGTTTTACCCTAGATACTAATGCTAAACCAAATTTAAATAAACAACAAAAAGCATTAAGTACCATAAAAAGTGAAACATTAAAAAATCTATTAGACAATATATGATATTATTAATAATAATTTTAGCGTTAATGGTCGTGATCCTTGGATACACGACCTTTAACCTTTTACACAAAAACGAAAAACAAGAGGATATTCTTACAGGATATATGGTTTATCTAAATAAAATTTCTAAAGTTATAGATGAATCAGATAAAAAATTACAAGAGATAGATCATCGAGGCTCTTTTAAAGCAGATGATGAAATTGGATTTTTCTTTGAAAATATCAAAAGCATTCAGACTATTCTTAATTCATTTAACGTAAAGAATTTGTAATGGCTATATATTTTACTCAAAAAACAGAGGATGCTATTGTACGATATAATAATGAGATTAATTCCTCAATTAAGAGTAAAATATATGAGTCTGAAATTCATCCTGCTTTTTTTAAGTTAACAGAAAATATAGTACATACTTTTAAATTTTATTATACTGAAGTTGAGAATATTGAAGATTTACAACACGAAGTAATGATATTTCTTTTATCTAAAATACATTTATTTGATCCTTCTAAAGGAGCTAAGGCTTATTCTTATTTTGGAACTATAGCAAAACGTTATTTAATATTAGACAATCAAAAAAATTATAAAAAAAGAATAGAAACTACTCCTGTAGAAGAGATACATGATGATTCTAAACATTCATATGAATTAGATCTTTCATCATCTAATTTATCTGTGTTTATGGATGAGTATATAAATTATTGTACTCAAAATATATATAAAATTTTTCCTAAAGAAGGAGATGCTAGAATAGCAGATGCTGTTTTAGAGTTATTTCGTAAAAGAGAACATTTAACTATTTTTAATAAAAAAGCATTATATATATACGTTCGCGAGATAATAGATGTTAAGACACCTAAAATAACTAAAGTATCTAATAAACTTTACGAAATATTTAAATATAATTATCTTTTTTATAAAGAAAACGGCTATATAAACTTTCAATAGCCCTATATTTATGATAAAAATATGGGACAATTAGATTCAGTTATTTTTAAAAATGTAAAATTTTCCGATTTATTAGAGGAAATTCATTCTAATCAAAAGAAAAAAGATAAACAAATATCTACACTTATCTCGGAACTAAAACCATTAATAAACGAGATAGGTGATGCTACTCTTATAGTTCCTTTAATTAAAGAATATATGGAAATAGGAGTTAAAAACGACGATTTACTTGTTAAAATGGCAGCATTAGCCCAACGAGCTATAGCTAGCCAAGCATCAGGAGATCCATTAACAATATCTGATGCTGAAAAAGAGCAATTATTAGCCGCTATTAATAATATAAAGGAGGAGTAATGGGTAGTCGTTTTGATGTTTTATATGATGGTAATAATGGCTCTCAAAACTCAATTAATAATGGAAGAAATGAAGAAAGAGATTATACTTTAAATAATCTTATTATTTCAGCTAGAGTAGTAGATATTGTTTTAGATGACTCTAATGAGTATTTATTTAAAGAAGTAGGAGAATGGAATGGCTTAGGAACTATTTTCTATGATAGAAATCTAACAAATCCTCCAACATTTAATATTAAAAATACTGCTAAACCATTATACCCTAATCTAAAAAATTATCCCTTACTAAATGAAATTGTCTATTTAGTTATATTACCAAGTAATGATATTGGTAGTATTGCAACTAATCAAACAATATATTACATAACCCCAGTTGCTTTATGGAATCATCCCCACCACAATGGGTATCCTGCTGATCCTCTTAATCTACCCTCTTCGCAACGAGTTGATTATACTCAAAGTTTGGGGGGAGCTGTAAGAAAAATTACTGATCAATCTACTAATATATATCTAGGAGATACATTTGAAGAACGTTCATATATTCGTCCTCTTTTACCTTTTGAGGGAGATGTAATAATGGAAGGGAGATGGGGGAATAGTATCCGTTTTGGATCTACAGTAAAAAATAACCCTAATCTTTGGTCAGTTACCGGGTCAAATGGAGACCCTATTACTATTTTAAGAAATGGGCAGATAGACAATAGTGGAGAGGGGTGGATACCAATAACAGAAAATATTAATACTGATAATTCTTCTATTTATTTAACATCAACCCAAAATGTTCCTTTAATTATATCTAGTACAAATGGATATAAAAGTTATACAACATTACCCAATAATCCTGCCCCAGAAAATC